GTCAACGTTCCCCACCAAAAAAGGCTTGGGGAGGCGGGCGGCGGCCTCTTGGCGGGCGGCTTTGGTGCTTCGGGTCTTGGCGGTCCCGTATGCCTGTCCTTTCTGGCTGTTGCAGCGGGAGCAGGCGGGGACGAGGTTGTCCAGGGCGTTGGTTCCACCGCGGTCTACTTCGATCACGTGGTCGCAGGTGGTTGCTTTGCGTGTCTTGCAGTAGACGCAGTATGGGTTGCCTTGTAGGACTATGAGGCGGTTGGTGCGGTATGTCTTGCTGTTGTAGATGCGGCGGTCAGCCATCGAGCGCCTCTAGTACGGCGGCGTTGGTGATGCTGATGACTGGGTGTTTGGCTTGGGCTGCTCGGTGCCAGCGTCCTAGTTCTTCGATGGCGTCTCGGTTGCCGATGTTGGCTAGGCGTTTGAGGTTGCGGATGTGTTGGCTGAGGCTGATTGGTTTGAGGCTGGGGCGTTCTGCTCGGCCTGAGCCTGCGCAGTTGGGGCATGGTTCGTTGGTGGTGGTGCGGGCTGTGCCTTCGCATCGTGGGCAGCTGGGGAGGTGGTTGGTGTCGGGTTTGATTTCTCCGTAGACCTGGAGGAATACGGCGGGGCTGATGGTGGCGTGTTTGATGGTGCATTGTTTAAACGCTGTGCCTGCTCGGCCTTCGTCGAGGTCGGTTAGGGCGTGTTCCCATGCTCGGCATCTGAGGGTTGAGGGTTCGAGTTCCCAGTAGGCGAGGATTCTGGTGATGAGGCGTTGGGTTGTTGCTGAGTCCATTTGTCTGCTTTCGGGTCGCGTACTTACGTAAGTAGGGACTCACGTCTGTGCACTAGGTCTTTTTTCTTTTAGTTCTTCTAATGGCGACGGGTTTACCGGCGCCGGAAAAGCCGTCTCCGGTGGAGCGAGTTTCCGAGGTCGGTCGTAGACGGTTGTGATGGTTCGGACACGGCCGTCATCTGCTCGATGTTTCGTCCTCCGCAAATAGCCGAACGTCTCCAATTCGCGCAGCCCTGACCGGATGCCATCACGCCCGTCGGGGGCGTTACGGGCCAAATCCTCGGCTGACGTACGCCAATTGTCTGGCAGGCTCAACAGGTACGTGAGGATGCCTCGGGCCTTAAACGAGAGCCGAGTGTCACGGATCGTTTTGTTGTGCAGGACTGTGAAATTGCCGGTAGGGCGAGGGCTACGAACAATCATCGGCGGGCTCTCCAAATAGGTCAAACAGGCAAAGCTGTTCAGGCTGTTGGTACCGATACTGAGCCTTTTGTGATTGCGTAGGACAGCGGTCACTATCGGCCGGCTGCAGGCATCCGTAACACCGGTCATACTCCAACCACCAAGACACTTTGGTCTCTGTGGAGTAATGGTCGCCGCATTCCCCGCAGGTGACATCGGCCGGTTTCATCGGCGGGCCTCCATCAGTTGTGCATCTGCCTCTTGGAGGCACTCCTTGATTGTCTTGTTGATGGCCCAAGAATTGTTGCCAACGCCAAACGTGTCCTGCATGTAGTCACTCGCGCAGATGTGTAGCGCGATGCGCAGCCGTTCGATCTCGTCGGCGGCGTCCTTTGCGATGACGTGTGCCGAGGTGCACATTTCGCAAAACGAGTCGTACGCATGATCGCTATCCACCCGTAGTCGGGTCACGATGTCATCAGCCACGGCGGGCCTCCTTGCATTCACGGCGGATACGGCCACGTTCCACGGGCACCATCCCGGCGACGATATGACACGGGCACGGATCGAGTTCCTCGCCCATCACCCAATTGGTGCAGTCATCGAGCACGGGACAGGTGGAGCACAACAGGATTCGGTTCCAGTCGGTACGTCTGCGTTCGTACCATGCCTGCTTCTTTGTGTACGTGGATAGTTCCATGTCTTTCCCACGGCAGGCCGCACGCTCCAACCAATCCCCAGGAGGCAGTTGCTTCGGGATCATTTACGGCCTGCCAGCGTGTTGATGATCTCGGCAAGGTCGATAGGACGCCACAGCCGATACAGCTGCGTGGAACCTTCGATCGCTTTGCCCCACTTGACCTGCTCGGGGCTGAGACGGCCGCTATCGGTCTTGAGTTCGACGAGCAGCACACCATGCCGAGGATGGGCTAACAGCAGATCGGGAGCGCCTACGTCGCCCTGCACAGGTGTCATCCAACGGCCGGCTACCTGAGCGGGCCGCTGGTGCGACACAAACCAGCCGTACCGGTGAGCGAGGTCGATTACCTGCGTCTGAAATTCGGCTTCAGTTGCCACCAGATTCCTCCGCCTTTAGTTCGCTGATGAGCTGCGAGGCGTCGGCTTTGCTGAACGAGGCTGGCGGGGTCCAGTCATCGAGGCCGCGGCGGCGCATCATCCCTCGGAGCATCCCGAGTTGCTTGTCGGTAGCCGGGTCGGTGCTGGTGGTGTTCGGCCGGGGAATTGCTCCCTCGGGATCGGCTTCGTAGCGGGGTTCGCCCCTGCTCGGCACGGCTTCCCGTTCGGGCCGAGCAGGGGACGATTCACGGGCGTTACGCACCTCGTCAGCGGATGCGACTGGCCCATCGAGGTCGGGCATGATCCAACGGAGAGCCCGCCCGACCGCTGAGGTTGATCCGTTGGGTTGCTCGGAGCCTCGGGTGAACGGCGACCGTCCCGGCCATGTCTCCCAACAGTAGGCGACAACGGGGAAGGCGTCCTCGGGTGAGCGCCATACGGTGACCTTGCACTCGATGAACAGTTGGTCGCCGATCTCGCGGATCAGCGGCTGATCCTCCACGATCCGCAGGTCGGGGAACCGGAGCGACGCCAGTTTCAGCCGGGTGGATACGTCTACATAGCCGTCGAGGTTCACAGGTACTCACGGACGATCATCGCCGCCCAGCCTTCGTCCTTAGCGTTCTGGATAGCGGCGTCAGCGTCCTTCATTGCGTCCATGTGGACGCCGTAAACGGTGTGCCAGGGGGACAGTCCGCCGTCCTCCGATTCGGTGACACGGTGCATACGTGACCGGTAGTAGCGGAGCAGGTCTACCAGTTCACGAATAAGGTCGGTTTCGGTAGACATTGCGGCGGCACGCCACCGGAAGTAGGCGTCCGACGTGGACTGGAGACCGCAGTAGCACTCCAATTCCGGTGCTTTCATGCAGCGGCGGTCCTTGTGGACGGCATACCGGCGGTACATGTCAGAGAAGTAGATGTCTTTCGGCAAGGTCATTTCGTGCCGATCCCGATGAGGTAACCGGACAACATGCCGACACCCAAGATGACGAGAGAGACAAGGAACGTCATCGGGTCACCAGCTGCGACAATTCGACATCGAGGACAGACGCGAGGGCTTCAGCGATAACCAGCGCCGTCGAGGTGCCACCAGCAAGCAGGCGGGCAACCGTGTTCGGGGTGATCCCCGCGGCCTTGGCGAGCTCTGCGCCGGTCATGTTGTGAGCGACCATTTCGCGCAGCAGCGCGATGGAGTCGATACGGCACGTAGGGCCAGCCTTGCGGCCACGGCGGGCGGGAGTAGGAGTCGGGTCCATGCTTCCTTCTTTCGGTTGTAGGTGCCTTGCTGGCACGCCCACGAAATTACCGGGTAATTCGCGCAGCGTCAACAATTACCTAGTCAGCGACTAGTTGGGTCCAGACGGCGGCATTCACGATCCCGTCAGCGGCTAGGCCGTGGTCGGTCTGGAACTGCTTTACCATCGCCTCGGTCCGAGGTCCGAACTTGCCGTCCGAGTTCCCTGCCGAATAGCCCGCCGTGCGGAGAGCGTCCTGTAGTCCGGCCACGTCGCGTCCTTCCATCCCTCGACGCAGGATGCGGAGCGGCGGCGGTTCTGGTGGCAGTGGGGCAGGTGCCGGTGTCGGCAGGTTCCAGACGGGCAGGGGATCGTACTTGTCCTGGCTGTAGCTAGCACGGCCTCGGGGAACCTCTTTTGGTTGGCAATGCCACGGCTCAGACAGATCGGAAAACTCAATGATGCCGTAAGCGGCACAATGCGCCTTCATCCAGCCGAGGTCGCCGACCATATCGACCGCAAGGCAAGCACCCTCAGAAGTAGTCGCCTCATGGTAGGAACGGCCCGGAGGCGCAGCAGCAGCGCCCCTAACGTGCTTCCAGCGTTGCCCGTTCCATCGAATCTCACCAGTCGGCGACACCTCATAGCGGGCACGGAACAGGCGTTCCTGCGTAGTCGAGGAACGCCACGCCCCGCCAATCCCGAGGCTCACCTTCTGATCGGCGGCGGCTTGCATCATCGCGAACAGTCGGCGTCTGAACTCGGCGTCGATCCGTCGGATGACCGAGATGGTCAGCAGCTGCTCGAGGGTGCGCCGGCCACCGGCGTAACCGTACGGGAACGTGGTCACTCGGCGACCGGCTCCACGGGCGTCTCGGCGTCGGCCTTCTTCTTCTTCGGCTTCGGGCATCCTGTGAGGTCCACCGTCGCACCAGCCTTCAGGGTGAGGTGCACCTGGTTGTCAAGCAGGACGGCCTCGTCTACGCAGTCGAGCTGTACGGCCCATGCGTAGACGGCGGCGGCGTCTGCGTTGGTGCAGTCGAGGTCTAAGCCGGTGCCGTACCTGTGGGCCAGTTCGTAGTCGGCGGTCTGGTCGGCGAGTTTGCTGGTGATTCCCCAGCCGAATCCGACGCTGATCGTTCCGCCGGAGGCGGCGCTGATCCCTTCGGAGAATGCCTGTACCTCGGCGCTCGGGCCATCTGCGTAGTCAGTCATCGGTGTTTCCTTCCGTCGTTGTGGTGTTCGTCTACTTTGGCGTCCAGCCGGTCTACCTTGCCATCCAGTCGGTCTACTTTGCCATCTAGGCGTTGCAGGATTTCGACTGATTGGCCGTGTTGTTCTGTGTTGCGGCGGTCGAACCGTCGCATAAACACCATCAGGGGCCCGCCGATGAGGGCTACGGCGATGGCGGCGATTGCGCCGCTCACGGTTCCACGTCGATTTCGGGCAGGCTGCCGGTGTTGGCGTACGAGTCCAGCAGGGTGACGACGGCGGGCACCACGTTGGCAGCAAGGCCAAGCACCAAAGCACGCCATGTCGATACGTCGAGCAGTGCGCCGGTGCCGAGACCGGCGAGGGTCTGAGCAACAAAACGGGCGGTGTAACGGAGTACAAGTTTGCGGTTCACATGCCTACCCTTTCGATCCACATTTCCTCGGTGGCCGAGTTGCTTGTACCGCCTCGGACATGGAACGAAACGGTGTCACCAGCTGCAAGGCGCTGAGTGGAGGTCATAGCCATACGGTTGGTAGTGGACGGCCCGAGCGGATAAGTGACGTTGGTACCGAACGCTGTGATGTCGTACTTGGTGCCGTAGGCCGCAGTCGTCCACCTGACGGCCATTTCACCGGTCAGGGTTTGCGTCACGCCAAGGTTGACGCGGAGGATGCAGGTATACAGACCGGCCATACCGGCCGGGATCGTGATCGAGGTAGCCCCGGCGGTAGCGAACGCATCGGTATCCAGCACCTCGGTGGTGAGCGGGATGGTTTGCCAACCGGCGAGGATGCCGAGGGCCGCAGTCCACTCACCGTAGGCCGGGCGAGTGCGGGCGTAGACGGTGGTGTCGATTCCCGTAGCGATGGTCTGCATCTGCGATGCGCCATTGGTGACGAGGTCGGTGTTGTTCGGATACGTCCAACCGAAATTGGTGGTTGTGCCCATTGTGCTCCTTAGATCGTTTCTTGTTCTAGGTCGATCCAGCGGTAGGTTGCGTCCACGGTGGCGTATGTGACGCCCGAGGTCACGTCAACGTAACGCTGCGCAGCCTGCGAAATGGTGATATCGGAGATGTAGAGCTCTCGGAACCATTGTTTCGCCCCGGTCGCTGCGTAAACAAAACGGTCGGTCCAGCCTTCTACGAAATACTCGGTTTGTGCTCCGGTGATGAGCGTAGGAATCTTTACGTACGAGCCGGTCTGCATGTTCTTTAGGACGGCATCACGGTTTGCGTCGGTCAATTTCGACATATCCACGATGATGCCTGAGGTGCGCCAGCCCGGTGTCAGGCCGTGCTGAACGATGCGGAGGGCGTTGTAGTCGGCCTGCGAGACGTCGTTTATGTAGGTTGTGACCGAGCGGTTGTATGCACCACGGGCGGTTACTGACGCTGTGTCTTGATAAGTCGAGGTGCCGCCAGTCCAGGTGACCGAGCAGAAGTTGACGAAATCGGAGACAGTCTTTTCGAGTTGCCAGTCGTAGCCGATGACTGCACCCAATGCCGATAGGTCGAACTTCTGTGCGGCAGGCATGGTGGCAATACGACGCGAGTCGTAATCGGTGAATACGACACCAGCCGGCGTTTCTAGGAGTACACCGTTGGGTTCGGATGCGACCACTTGGCTGATGAAGCTGCTGGCGTTGGCGTTGGTCTGGATCGGTGTCGTTACCGTGTTGGTGCCGGTGGCCGTCGTGATCGTTTTGGATGGCAAACCACCTTCGGCTTGCACGGCGGTGAGCGCTGCGTTGACGACGGTGCCGGTTGCTACGGCCGTGTAGGCGGCTACGTCTATCGGTGTCCGGTTGATCGAGGACAACGCGTCCGAGGTCGCAATGATCGTCATCACATGATGTTTGACCTGAATATCGGTGATCGTGCCCGAGAAATAGGTGGCGGTCGCTAGGGCAGCGTTCTTGATGTAGACCTGCACGCGGTCCCCAAGAAGCCACAGGTTCGGGTCAGTCGTTCCGAGGCTGGTCGAGTCGTAGATCACATCGAACGTGTACGTCTGTGAGTTACAGCTTGAGGTGTTGTCCTTACGCCCGTAAATGGACGACGAGCGCGCATCAACGATTGCCGACACAGAGGCACCGTTCCGATATACCGAGAACGTCCACGCCATTACTGAGGGATTCCCTGGCGCTGGTTGGAGCGGTCTTGGTTCTGCCTAATGAGGTCCGCGGTTTCCTGCGAGTTCGTTGCACCGTTCACAGTGATATTTGTGACGTTCGTGACGCCTGCCGAGTTACTGAATACGCCATTGGCTGCCCACGTATCAGCAATCGAACTAGCAGACGACGTGGAAGGCATAGCAGTCGTCACCGACGAGCCGAACGAGATACCGAACCGAGTCACAATGTCTTTCGGTACACGGTCAAGTAGCAGAATCCATTGCTCGACAGTGGCCGAAAGTGCGCCACCCTTGCCTAGAAGGCCTTTTAGTTCGTTGAGTTTGCGGGCCGCAGCGTCGTTCTGGGCGTTCGATTTCTCTGTTTCGCTCGCATAGTTACGTGTCTCTCCGGCAAGGTTTGATGCAGCGGCTGCGGCTTGATTGAGTGCCCGTTCTGCTGCGGCCTGAAGTTCCGCAGCTTTCTGCGCATCCTTAGAACTGCCGGTTTTGTTTGCTTGCTCTTGAGCCTTCGCGTATTCCTCTAAGGCTTTCTTAGCGTTGTCGTCAGCGTCCTGCGAGGCGTAGCGAGCGTTATTACGCTTGTAGAGCGCTTCACGTACGGCGTCGATTGCGTTGGCGTGGTTTTGGTCTGCAAGGGCGGCGGCGTCGGCTGCTTCTTTGGCAGCGAGATCAGCAGCGGCTTTCTGCTCGGTAGCAACGGCGGCGGCGCCGGCTGCGATAGCGGTGGTGTCCATCGCGGAGGCTTGGGCTCTGGTTGCGCCGACGCCAAACTCGGTAGCGATTGCTGCGGCTTTCTGAGCGTCGGCGGTGAGGTCGAGTTGTTGCGTGAGATAGTCCTGTACCAGGGCGACACGTTGGCTGCTTACGCCCGCCTTCGTGAGTGCGGCGGCATATGCGTCAATTGACGGTTGACCGCCGGAAACGAGTTTGGCGACACCTGCTGCTTTAAGGCCGAGCGCTGTGAGGTCGGCCGTAATGTCTTTGACTTCTTTGGCGACGGGCAGGCTGAACCCAAAGATTGTGCGTACAAGGCCGTTAGGTGAAAGGGCGTGCACCTTCTTGTTCACCTGGACGAATGCGCCGCCCACCTCATCAATCCGGTCACGTACCGCCGTCGAGACGTTGGAGCCGTCACGCAAGGCATCCGTGAATGATTTGACTTCCTCTTTGCGCCACGCCTTAGCGGCTTTGATGTCCTCAAATACCGATTTGATCTGAAGCAGCACCACCGACACGGCCAGCATCGGTCCAGCAGTCTTGGCGAAGTCAAGGAGGGAGACGCGACCAGCAACAGACTGAGCGACAACCTGACCCATACCGGAGGCCACAGCGCCGAGCGAACCACCCACGTTTGCGAGTTCGGTAGCGGCCTGACCAGAGAACGACGAGAACACCTGACGGCCTGCCGTCACCTGCGTATTTACGGCGGCTACACCGGTGTTCAGGTTCTGTGTTTCGGTGGTGACGTTCTGAAGGTTGACATCGTCCACCTTCTTGATGGCGACGGCTAGCGTGTCGGCCTCGTTCGTGATTTCTTGGATAGAGACGCCTGCACGGTTGAGGTCTACGACAAGTTTGTTAAGGCCACCCTGTCCGAGCTTCGCAGCGAAATCGGGACCGAGAGCCTTAGCAAGAGCGTCCGCAGCAGCCTTCGATGCTTTCAGGTCAGCATCAAGCACGTCCGCCGACTTGCTAATGGCGGTAGCGAGACGCTGGGCGGCGGTAGTCGAGTTCTGGGCGCCGTCCTCGACGTCTGTAAAGGCTTTGCGGGCGTCACGGCCAGCCTGCTGCAACGACTTAGAAAGCGACTGCCCGAAATTGGCGAACGATTGCTGGGCGGCTTTGACGCCCGAGCCGTCATAGTCGGCTGCGATGGGGACAACGATTGCCATCAGTCACGCCCCAATCGGTTGTTCATCACGGCTTCTAGGTCGGTGACGGCAATGCGGAGGTTCTCTTCCGTAATGGCGGTGAGCCGTTCCGAGTCGCGCCACATCGAGCGAGACGGCCCGCCGGTACGTTCAGTGAGCACCTTCACCATGTTGCGACCGGAAGGCGTAACGCCACCAGACGACTTGCCTGCCATGTCCCACATCGAACCGGCGGCGTTCCGTTGGACGATGGAGAGCAGCGGAATGTTGCCCGAGCGGGCAGCTTTGGTAGCGCTCCGAGCCGTAACGCCAGACTTCGCACGGGCCGATGACCAGCCGAGCCGTTTGCCTCGCGCCATACCGGACATGGGGCTAGATGCCGGGATGAAACCTCTGATGGTGTTCACCATCGGGTTAGCGGCCTCTTTGATCCGAGCCTTAGCAGCCTTCGCGAGCTGCGGGTCGATCTGGCCAAGTTCACGTATCGAGGCGGCGACTCCACGAAACTCTAGAGACGGTGTGAGGCTCATCGTTTCCGGTTCCGTTCGTTGAGTGCGTCCACGATCGTAAGGAGCATCTTGCCGTCTTTCATAAGTTCCGACGGGGCTAGTCCCGTCACTATTGCTACCTCAGCGATCAACCGGCCTAACGAGCCGGACTGGTAGGGGTGTTCTCATCGTCCCCTACGGTCTTGATGCTCTGAACGGTGGCCGCCCAAATCTCGAACGGTGGCACCACGGTGCCCGAGGCTTTGACGGCCTCCCAACAGAGGTACAGGAGGTCTTCGATGCCGAGGCCGTCGTCGGAAATACGGGAAATCTTTGTCTTGTATTTGCGTTCCCATGCCATGACGGAGAACGGGTTGGTGACCACCTGGTTGGGTGTGTCCTCGATGGTGTATTCGATACGTAGTTGCATGTCGGGCTGCTTTCTGTCAGGTGAGGGTAAGTGCGCCGTCTACCGGGAACGAGATCGTCTGTGAAAGCACCTCGGTGGCCGCACCGCCGATCTCGGCAAACACGGGGATGATGTTGCCGCTCGCGGTGCGCGTGGTGCCTGCTGCGATCTGGAGCGAGAACGCGACCGCGGTGCCGGTAACGGCAAGGTCGTAGAGCAGCTTGGAGACGCCCGTGGTGGTCGCCCAGTCCTGGAACTGCTCGACTTCCAGCGACCAGGTAACGGGTTCCTGCTTGGCCGTGCTCGATGTGAGCGTGATGTACTGGTTCGTATTCTGGGTGGGCACCAGACGGGCGTTGGTGACCTGACCGGAGTACGCCACCGAGTTGATGGTGAGCGTGAGGTTTCGTCCGGTATAGACGGGCATGGTTTCTCCTTACGGGGAGACGGTGATAGCACCGTCAACGGGGAACGAGTAGGTCTGTGAGAGCGCCTCGGTTGCTGCGCCACCGATCTCGGCAAAGACCGGAATGATGTTGCCGGTGACCGTGCGGGCCGTACCAGCGGTGACGACGAACGAGAACGCTACCGCGGTGCCGGTCGCCGCAGCTGTGTACAGGGCCGATGAGAAACCGGGCGTGGCGCCGGTCAACCAGTCCTGAAAACCTTCGACTTCGAGCGTCCAAGTGACGGGTTCCTGTTTTGCGAACTGTGAGGTGAGGGTGATGTACTGGTTCGTATTCTGTGCCGGAACCAGTTTGCAGCTGGTGACCTGCGCCGAGTACGACACGGTTGCGATGCTGATGGTGAGGTTACGCCCGGTGTAAACGGCCATGAATGCTCCTTACGAGGCTTGCAGGGTAATGACGAGAGAGTAGGACGGAAGTTCCTGTCCAGCGATTGAGTAGACGCCCGGATTGGCGACCATGTTCGTGCACTCGATCGGCAGGGCGAACACGGTGTCCATCATTGCGACCAGGCTGTTCATGGCGTCAGCGTTCCCCGGTGGCGGGGCGACAATGACGCACGGCACCGTGATCTCCAGCACACTCAACGAGAGCGCCCGAACAGACGGAGCGTCTACGAGAATGGCCGGCGGTCGGAGGTTCCGAGGATCGGACACGACCGGAAGGTCTGCGTCCTCGAGGGCGGTGACGAGTCCGGCGATAGCGTCGGCAATGATCGTCATGCCACCCTCGGCTTGTTGATCCCGAGCAGCTTGAGTACCTCGGCGTTCGTCCCGATAGGGGCTATGGCGGCCATGTCTTGGAACGAGGCGTACGAGTCGATCGAGCCACGCTGACGGTAGAGAGAGGCGGCGTAGATGATCGTGCCGAGCTGCGCCGAGTGGTTCGGGACGGTGGAGTACCAGTCCGAGTAGCCAGCCTCGCGGCGGCGGCGGAACGCCCAGTCGTTACCTGCCTTGACGGCGGAAGTTAGAAATGCGTCGTCGTCTATTGAGGCGGGGGACACGCCGAGGAATCCCTCGACCTGCCCGGAGTCGATCCATGTACAGACCGGAGTGAGTCGGCCGTCGCAGTCGAACGCTGCGATATCGCTCGGGTGGTTCTTTGTGTACGTCACCGTGTACGTGGTGACGGTGCCGACGGTTGTCGTGATGACTCCCGTGAGCACCTGGTTGCCGTCAAAATGCGGCTGGCCGGCAGGGTTGACGCCTGCCACGGTTACGTGGTCGCCGACACGAAGACCGGCAATGGACGCGACAACGAGCGTAATAACGTCATCGGTGAGTGACGCCTCGCTGATCGTTGTGTAGTCCATTGCCGGTCCCGTTCAGGTTCAGATGAGATACAGGACGTACGAGCCGCCGCCGCTGAGCGGGGGCAGGACGCCAGCTGCGATGTAGCCCCAGAGGCCGAGAGTCGCCGAGGCAGTTGCAGGGTTCTCCACGCGAATGCCTCCGGTGCGGCTGCGGTCCTCGTAGACCTCGACGGCGGGGCCGTAGACGAGCATTGCCTGCTCTCCACCACCGAGGTCGTTGGTGACGACGAGGTTGAGGCCGAGGGGGCTGATTCCGAAGTTGGCAACACCGACCGAGGTGCCTGCAGCGTTGATCGGCCCGAGGTACGGGAAGATTCGGTTCCCACCAGCGTCCTTAGCCTGACCGAACTTCGCCCACACGGAGGTGGACACCAGCAGGTGGGTCGGGAGGACGCCCGTGGCGTTGCGGAGCTGGGCTGCGCCGTCGTACAGGGCGGCGATGACTTCGTCGCCGTCGGTGGCGTCAGTAATGGTCGTGTTTGCGGAGCTCGCCGCGTTTGCGATCCGACTGGCGACGTATGCCTCGGTCTGGATCGAGTACTGCCGCACCATGTCGTTGATGATCTGCTGCACCAGAGCCGGGTCGGACCAGTCGCCCGACTGGGAAGACACGTTGAGGTACCCGCCGAAGGTCTTCTTGTCGAACTGCAGACGGCTCACCTGGTACTGCTGCGAAGCGAGGGAATCGAACTCGTCGTTCTGCTGACCGACTGCGGTCGTCTGGTCGATGTAGCGACGGAAGAAGATTTCTCCCGACATGGGCAGTGCACGGGTACCGACGGCGTCAATGATCGGACGGCCGGAGAAGTAGGTGCTCCAAACGTCGCCCATGAGCGGCTCCGGCAGGAGGCCGGGAATCTCGCCCAGTGCGTTGTCGGCGGCGAGCACGGCGTGGTTGCCGGAGATCATCGCGGAGACGTACTCTGATGCGCTGACGCGCGGCTTGGTGAGGGCACCGCCGAGGATGATCGGTGCTGACTGGATGGGGGCTGCGGCCTCGATGTCGGCCATTGGTTCCTCCTCAGAGGTGTCAGACGACGAGTCGTCGTCGTCGGTTGGTACGTCGAGGGATTCCTCGGCGATGGTTGCGGCCACGTCGGTAATCGTGGCCGCGGAAAAAGCAGGGAAAGGGGTCATGGACAGTTCACGCCAGTCGGCGGCGGCGATCACACAGACTCCGTTGTCGAACGTGAAGTCGGTGGCGATGACGCCCACGGACACGCCGTCGATAACGCCGTCAACGGCGAGGGTGAGCGCCTCGTTACCGGCGACCGTCTCGCTGATCCGAGCCGAGAACAACATTGCCTCAGCGGTATCGACACGCTCGGTTACGAGTCCGACCGGAGCGGTCGAGTCGTGGTGCATCAGCAGTTTCGGTGCAGGGCCGTCGGTCGGGAGGGAACCAGGCAGGAACCGGACCGGTCCCGTGCTGGCGTGGGCGTCCACGTTGTACGGGACTGCTACGCCCTGAATCGTCCTTGATGGTGCCGCGCCTGTATCGGCGGCGAGCACCTGAAAGGTTTGGGTGAGTTCGATCTTCACGCTGGCACTCCAGTCGGTGCAGGGGTTTCGGGCGAGTGATCCATCGCAGACGGCTTCCACTTGTCAGCATCCAACCGGACGATCCGCCCGCGGGGCGTCACGTCGTCACGGCTGAGCGTCTGCTCGATGCACTCAATGAGCGGGAGAGCACCCAAGTCGTAGAGGTCTTCTTTCGCCTGTAGCGCATTCTGGTACGTCATCGAGGAACCAGAATCGGCGTTGACGAGATAGGACGGCACCGAAAGCAGGCGGGCGAGTTCGACAGCTTGGTGTTGCCGCGCCTCAACGAGCTGCATCTTGGACGGGTCGAGGGAGGACTCGTTCCAAGTTACGTACTCGTTGAGGGCGGCAACGCTGTTGAGTTCACGGGCCTCGGCCCAGCCGGTAGCAAGTTCGCCGAGTTCGTCGGTGGAGAGCGGCTCACCGCCGGTCTGTGAAAGCCACCCGAACGCGATCGGGGAGGATGCGAAACGCTCGGATGCGAGGTCTAGGCGTTGGGCAGTGCAGATTGCACGGTTACCGCAACCGAGCACCGGCTGATTCGGCGACCAGAAACAAACCACGTCACGGATCGGGAGCTCGGTCCCGTTAAACCGGATGGCTTCGATGGCGGTGACGGGCGAGTTGCCCGCCCACATCGCTGCTTGGACGTTCATGTACTCAGCCGGTAGCCATTGGAACGAGGCAGGGAATCCGGTTGCCATCCTCGAGGTCACCAGGGCGAACGCTCGACCGTAGAAGATCAGATCGTCAGTGATCCACGAAAGGAAGTGTGACCGCGTGGTGCGCGGATCGGGACGCCACATCCATGACTCGGGCGGGAGCGGGATTTCTTCCATGTCCTCGCCGTTCCATTGGGTGCCGTACTGCTCAATCGGGCAGGACGAGACAACGGAAACGAGAAGGTCACGGGCACGGCTAACCGTGGGGAGCGCCATAGCGCGTTCACGCCCGCCCCCGACGGCAGACGTGAACGCACTCAGACCGCCAGCGGCCACGCTTGCCGTGCTACAGCTGCTGGCGGTCACGGGAACATCAACATCAGCCGAAAGGCGACGGCGACGGACGAGACCCATAGGGCCATTGTGACAGACGCCGGCGGTCGAGCAGCGCGTTACGTAGAGATACGATTAGCGGGCAGAGGTCGCGAATTGCGGCTTTGCCGTGTACCTCGGTTTCGACGCGAGAGCAGCGGCGAACACCACCAGTCGGGCTAGTTCGATTGGTCCCGGCGATTTCTGACTGGACAGCGTCGGCCCCGAGGAGATGTTGACCGCCACGGCCCGAGCCATTTGTTCGGCCAATGGCAGGTCGGCACCGTGCGATAGGCGTCCCTCAACGATCATCGCTTTTACGAGCGCCGTCCATTTCCCGATTTCCTGTTGGCCGACGGTGGTGCTCCGACGAGCTAACGGCGGCGGCGTGTGAATCTGAAGGCTCGGGGACACGGCCAGTACACATGCAGGGGCGGCTTTCATGACGGCGGTGGCCTCGGCCCACATGTCGGTTGCGTTCGTTGCCGTGAATGCCGTCTGGACGTGGATGCCGTCAGCGGTGACGGTGGCGGTCACTCCGGCGTAGCGGAGGCCGTCGGTTGAGGTGTCCACCGCCAGCACGGCGGGCAGACCGGTCGGCACCTGATCGGTTTGACACTGATCCCAAAGGCCGTGCTCCAGCCATGCCCGGTCGGTCGATACCCACATATTGAGGGCGGCACGCAGGAACGCAGACCGATTCGGTGCCTTCGATTCCTGTTCGAGCACGTCCAATGTCAGCGTGTGACCGATAGCCGGATTTGCTAGCGGCCAGAGCGACGAGTCCGCAGGATCAGCGTCGGACGGCACGGAGTACTCAGCCATGTAGAGCGGGCCGGGAGTGCCGGCGGCTATGGCACGTAATCCCTGTTCCCGGTATCGGAGTAGCAGCTCGGAGGCCTCGGTGCCCGCCGTCGACCACATGGTGCACAACGGATTCTTGCGGGCACGTTGCGCGGGGATGAGTCCCTGGTCGATCACGTCGGCGGTGATATCCCACGTCTCATCGGCGCAAATCAGATCGGGCGAACGCCCGTGGCCAGCCGACGGCGTGGCCGCCCGAACCAACCAGACCGAGCCGTCAGGCATCGTCAGTTCGTTACGCCCGAACGACCACTTCGCATCGGCCCCGAACTGGGCTTCCAAACGTGGGGCCAGCATCTGGTACAGGCTGACGGCGAGATCGAGGGTATGGGCGGTGCTGATGACGAGCTGCGGCCCGCCGCGGAGCAGCGGAGCCTTCGTCAACCACCAGAGGATCAGAGCAGCTTGGGCAGTCGACTTGCCGTTCTGGCGGGCCACCTGCACCGTGCTGATCCGATGAAGCGGGAAACCCTCCACGTCAGCGCCCGTGATCCCTCCGAGCACGTGAACCTGCCAAGGCATCAGCTCGACGCCCATCACCTGCCGGTACAGAGCGGCGATATCAGCCGCAGAGTCCACGGCCCCCCTTCTCGGCGTTTCCAGTCTCGGCAACATCGGAGCGAAGCGCTGCTCGACTTCGACGGGCTGCGCCAAATTCTTTTTGGTTCGGCCGTTCTTGGGCAGAATCGTAGAAGTA